TAAAATAATCTTGCCGACATAGACAAGCGCCTATGCGCTATATCAAATTCGCTGTCGGCTACGGTGTTTTGGTTGTCAAAACCGATATGCCCGTACAAGCCAGGCGCAGAAATAATAGCGTTATAAAGCCCGTTGCGGAGGTTGTCGCAAGCTCGCTCGAGCTCTATTGCGGCGTTGTGGGCTTTTTCGTCCGCCCATACGTCAATATAGAACGAGGCGAGGTCGCCGCTCTCAAGGTCGATTATGTTTATACCGCTTACAACGGCGTAAAGCGCGGGCGTGTTTTTCGTCGGCGCCTCGTCGTATGTCGTCGGCAGAATAGTATTAACCCTCTCCGCAAGAGCCTCTATAAATGCTGCTGTATTCGATTTTATAGAGCATAACCTCCTCCCGTTTTAGCTGTTGTCTATTACTAAAGCCTGGCAAATAACCTCGAGGCACTCGTTTTTCACGGGATATGTACGGATAATTCTATACATTTTGCCGTTATACTCAAAGTGTCCCTCTCCGTTATAGTCGAGCTCTTTTATTTCTACGCAAAGCTCGGGGCGGTAGCCCTGGGCTTGCGCCTGGTAAAACTCATTACGCTTTACGCCTTTTGAATTACAAAAAACCTCGCGTTTTTCGTAGTCCTTGTAGGGTTTTCGGAGCGAGTCGAGCTTTTCCGTTTCTACGCATAAATAGCCGATTTCTCGCCAATACATAGCTACGCCTCCTCGATATACTCGCTTGATAGCTGCAAGTGCTTTTTTAGCATTTCGTAGCTGCTGCGGTATTTTTCCGCGTCTGCGTTATCGAGTCCAAACTCGGCTTTTACATAGCAAACAATAGCGCGCTTTATAAGAGCGTCGCTTTCGTCCTCTACCTTTGCAGCTTTAATACCGCCTAATAGGAGGTCGGCTCGTGCCGCTCCTATTAGGTCGGTAATTTCTGCGTCAAAATGAGTGTGGCTTATGCGTAAGTATCGGCGGACATCATAAACAAATTGCTTTGTTATTTCCGCCATAGGTTAGCCCTCCGATATTACGCAGACTTTTTAACGAGCTTAACGAAAGCGCCCAAGCCCGCAATAGCCTTACTGTCAAATACGCAAGAGCCGAGGTAGTCTACGCTGTTTGTAGCGAGTCCGCTGTGCTCGGACTTAACTACGGCAATATCCTGGGAGTAATTACCCACTACGTAGGAATAATCACCGAGGAAAGAAACGCCCGCAGCAAGAGAGCCCGTAAAGTAAACCTCGCAACCCATAATGTAGTATTTGCCGTTGGCAAATTCGATAAGGTTGTTTTTGCTCTTGTTCATAAGGGTATAAAAATCAGCAAAGAAAGTAGCCTTGCTCATAGCCCATACAGCGTTACGCTCGTAGCCGCTTGCAAGCATACCGTAAGCGGCTGTAATATTTGCCTCTGTTACGGCTGTAGTTTCTACCATATCGACGCCTACAGCGTAAGCGCCATTAGTGCCCTTACCGCCATTAGCTACGCCGCCAGGCTGATTGTTGCCCGTTCCAGCGAAAATATAGTTTTCAATCTTGCGGGCGATAGCCTCTGCAATGATTTCAACAATATACGCCTCGAAAGCGTTGATAGCCATATTTACGGTTGCTCTGCTTGCCTTTACGAGCTTTACAATTTCGTAACCCGTGAGGCTTACGGAGCCGAGGTTATCGGACGCAACAGTAATAGCTGCGTTTTCGTTGTGAAGTGCTGCGTCGGTGTTTGTACCCTCTACGGCAAACTTAAAGTTACCAGGTACGTGGAAAATCTTGCAACGCTGCAAAATAGGCGCAACCTCGTACATCTTCTTTACGATTTCGTTTGCGGTGCTTTCGGGGATAGCGGGGAGTGCAGAGTTTGCAGCGGTGCTGTAAGCTCTCTGCTCGCTTTCGGTAAGAGGCTTGCCCTGGAGGGTTTTAAGCCAAGCGGAGCGGTATTCCTTTTCGGTGTCTGCTGCGCTGTCGGAGCGTGCAGCTACGGGGACGGGAATTTCTGTTGCGGGAATAGTACCCATATTGATACCGTCGATAGTCTGCTTTCTCTTTTCGAGTTCCTTATACTCGGTGTCAAGGTCGCGGAGTTCCTTTTCGATTGCGTCGAGGTCTACCTCTGCGCTGCCCTGGAGCATTGTACGGAGCTCTGCCTTACGGTCGTTAATTTCTTTCATACGCTTAATAAACATAGTTTTTTCTCCTTGTCATTTTTTGATTTTTTGTTTTAACAATAGGTTAAAGCTATTAGCTTTTGGCGGCGTGCGCGTTCCTCCAACGCCTTAAACTCTTTTTCGTACTCCTCCGAAAAAAAGCTCCTTGCCGCTGTAATGCTCGTTTCGTTGTATGCGGGAAAATCCACCGCCGAAACGTCAAACAGCTTTTTTATTTTAGTTATCGTTCTTGTGTGGGTTTCTCTGTCATAAGAGCACTCCCTCACGATAAACGAAAAACTCATTTTATCAACGCGGCGCTTTATAACGTCGCGGTGTAAATTGCGGTGTCGCTCGTCCTCGTTGTCAAGGTGCGCCGCAATATCGAGCCCGCGCTCGGTAATGGTGTAGTCGAGTGATTTGTTACGGGTGCGAGCATATACTGTCGCGTCGTTCTGTCCGTGATTTCGGTTAAAAATAAAGTCCGACATATCGCAACCGTCAAGAGCTCCGCGAGCTATTACCTCTTTGTACTGTATACCCTCTATTTCGCATATAACAGTAGGGGTATCAAACACAATAGGGGTACCTCTCAAAATAAGCTCTTTATTTTCGCTGTCGTCAAGGGTTATAAAGGGCGCTGCCGCTCTATACTCCCTCTCGTTTGGCTTGTAAGGCATAATTATTCGTCCTCCTCTCCGTTTGTATTGTTTTCTTTAGGCTCTGTACCCTCTGCGGGTGGTGTTTCTTCGCCCTCTTTGGGCGGCTCTTTTTTTGGCTTGTCGCCTAATTGGTACTCGTCGGCTTTTTCGGCGTTTACCATATTTAGCGTTTGTACGCGGCGCTTGCCCTCCTCGCCGCCAATAGGCGGAAAGCCGAGCGTTACTAACGCCTGGTCGAGCATTAAACCGCCGATTTCGGAAAGATACTTGACAGCTGCGAGCTTGTCGGACAGTTTCGCATACTGTAACTTATTGCCAGCTGCGACAATTTCGTTACCGTACCCGCGCTCTTTGTTGGAAAACAAACAAACGGTCAGCGCTTGCTCGAGCTGCATAAAAAAAGGCTTAATTTCTCCCTCGTAAAAGTCGTCCTCGTCCTCGGGCGACGCCTTGTTTTGCACTATATTTTCATTTGTGCCGAGGTAGTCGTATATCTCTGTTTTTATGTATTGTAGCTGTCCTTGCGGCAATGGCGCTTGTTTGTCGTTGATAGGCGTATACTCGTATTTGTTGTCGGTTACTATAACGCCCGCGCCGTTGTTTTCCATTTTGAGGTTATCGCGTATAAACTCGTCGCGGCGGGCTTTTAAGTCCTCGCTTTTCGTAGAGGCTTGTACTTTGAGTATGCCTCTTACTACTGCTACGAGTTCCGCAAATTTGCTCATAGATTGATTGAACGTGTCCGCCGTTTTTAGAACGGACATAAGAGCGTTATTGCTGCTGCCGAAAATCTCGTTATCGGCAAACATAGAGCCGATATGTATAATATCTGCATACGGGAAAGTATAGCTATTGCCGTTATAAAAGCGGAATTTCAAAAAGAGCTCGCCTTTGTAGTCGAGCAGCTTAATTTCTTGAGCATTGATATTATAAAGCGCCGTTAATTTGCCCGTATATTCGTCCCAAACGGGGAAAGCAAAAGCATTATTATAAATCTTGTATTGCGCCGCCATACGGTAATAGAATTTATAAGCCGTTGTAAGCGGGTTAGGCTGCTTTTGCAAAATAAAATTTAACGGGCTGTCCTCTACGTCGAGTAGTTTTCCGTCGCCGCGTCGTATGTGCCTCGGCTGTATTGTTGCAGCTCTGCGAGCGAAAGAATGAACAGCAGCGCGGACGGTGTTTACCTCCCAGGCATTGCCCGAGAATGGTACAAAATTCGATTGATAAGAATTTAAGAGCTTGTATTCGGTATAGCCCTCTGTTTGTTGAGGTCTTTTACCGAAAATAGCCTCAAAGAGTCCTCTTTTTTCTTGCATTTATTCACCCCACATTGTACATATAGTCGTCAAAGTATTTGACATAGATAACCCAAGCATTTAATAACGATACTGCGCCGTCTATTCGGCGCTTGTCGGTAATTTTTACGGGCTGTATATTGTTTAAGCCGCTTTTCTTAACGGCGGTATTTGATAAGCACCAAAGCAAAATAGGATTGTTATTATAATTAACGATTTTGTCCGCAAGAGCTGCGCCCATTTCTCGCATAGGCTGGCTCCAGGTGAAAGCACCTTGCGCGACGGGCTCCATAGTAAAACCGTTTGACTTCATTTCCTCAACCCAATAGCCCGCTAACGCTCGGTCATAACCTACTTTGAAAGCGTCTATTTTGTGTTCTTCTCTCATTTGCACAAACCAGGCTGTTACATCTGCAAAGTTTACTCGGTTTCCGTCGCATACGGTGAGTAGTCCTCGTTCCGCCCATAGCTTATAGGGTGCCTCGTTTGTGTTCTTTTCCTCGAGCAGCTCAATTCGAGCGCGGGGGAGGAAATATTGCTGCAATACGTATACTATGTTGTCGCCTGGCTTTCTTATAAGCAGCGTAGCAGCTGTTAAGTCGGTAGTAGCCGATAGGTCGCAACCGCCTATAGCGTAGGTATTGTAAACCTCCGACATATCGAAAGTAGCGGCGTTTTTGATTTCCTCAAAGGATAGCCAAACGTTGCTCTCGTTTTCCCTTATGTTAAAGTCTTTACATAAAACGCCTGGGAGGTCGGCGGGGTTGTTTTTTGCCCTCTCGACAAAACTTGCCAGGGTTTTATATTGCTTTATCTTTCCGAGCCCTGGATTTGCTTTTATCCACATTTGAGGGTTAGTCCATTCCTCGCGGGCGTCGAGTTCGTAAAGTATCGGTAAAAATGTATCGTCTTTTTTGGTACCGTCTGCAAGCTCGCAAGCAAGCTCGTACATATTGTCGAAAATGCACTCTCTTACAGTACCCGCTGTCGTAATCATAACTACAAGCGGCTGTCGGCGGCTCGAGGTTGATTGTTTCATAACCTCGTATAAGTTTCTGTCGCGGATAGCGTGCAGCTCGTCTATGATTACAGCGTGAGAGTTTAAGCCGTCAAGAGTGTTTGAGTCCGAGGCGAGCGCCTCAAATATTGAGGAGGTCGCGGGGAAATAAACATCATTACGGCGCTTTTTAAGCAACGCCCGCAGCTCGGGGCTTTGCTTAATCATATTAACAGCCTCGGTAAGTACCTTTTTTGCCTGGTCTTTTTTGGTGGCTACGGAGTATATTTCCGCTGCGCCCTCGTAGTCGGCAATAAGCATATATAACGCAATACCCGAAAGCAAAGTAGACTTACCGTTTTTTCGTCCGCATAGAAACATAGTTTCTCTAAAGCGGCGGTAGTCTGTTTCCTTTTCGAGCCAACCGAAAAGGAGCTGTATATACGCCTTTTGGAATAATTCGAGCTCAAGAGGCGCTCCTATAGTTCCTTGCGATTGTTTGCAGAAAGTTTCGATAAAGACTATAGGACGCTCGCCCGTTTCCTCGTCGAAATAATACGGCGAGTCCTCGGCGGGTGCGTCCATTTCCGCAACAAGTCGAGAGTAGACAGCTTTAACGCGCCTACTCGTTATAATTTCGCCGCTCTCTATGCGGCGGTAGTATTCTTTAACCCAATTCAAGCCTTTTTAGCTGCCTTATTTGGTTTTGTAACAAACTGCATAAGAGCTTGTCCCGCTTTCTCCGCCTCCATATTCGGGGAGAGTTCGGAAAGCTGCTTAATTGTCGCGTTATAGTTCTTTACCATTGCGTTATAAGGCTGTAAAAGAGGGTGCGCTCGCTCAATAGTGTAATTGCCTTGCGGCATTTCGACTACGAGCCCGTCGAGGTTTATTTTTTTCTCCATATCCTCCAAAGAAACGAGCATATATGCGGCTCTTTCGATTAACTTTTCTGCAATTTCGAGCTGTTCTTTGGGTAGATTTTTGTAGATTTTCTTAATTCTTTTCTGCTCTTTCTTTTGTCGCTCATATAATGTAGAGTCCACTCTAAAACTCCTTTCTTTTTCTT